ACTATATGATAGATTTGGCACAAAAAGGAATGAAATATTTCCAAGGTAACCAAAACTACAAAAAAGAGGTTAAACAAATTTTAGATTCTATATCAAACGATAAGAAGACAATATCAGATATAGCTAAAATGGTTGACCCTAAAAAGGGAATTGATAATACAACTGTTGATAAAATTATAAATTTACCATATGTAAAAACTCAAATAATAAAAATGAGTGATAAAACAAATGGTGAATTAAGTGAAACGGAATTAGAAAATCAATTAAAGACTATTATATTAAAGTCTTGGAATGATTCATCAATAACGGATAACGCTGTTGAAAAAGTTAAAAAGGATTTAAAATAATGAATAAAGGATTATTAATAGAAACCCATTTGTTTGAAGCAAAACTTCAGCAAGAAGAAAATGGAACTTATTTAGTTAAGGGAATCCTACAAAGAGCAGGAGCCGCTAATCAAAATGGTAGAAGATATCCTAAAGAAATCTTAATAAGAGAATGTCAGAAATACGGACAACTAATTAAAGAAAGAAGAGCATTGGGTGAATTAGACCATCCAGATTCTCCCGTAATTAATTTAAAGAATGTATCTCATAACATTAGAGAAATATATTGGGAGGGTGATGATGTGTGTGGTGTAGTAGAAATCTTATCAACTCCATCTGGCAATATTCTTAGAGAACTATTAAAAAATAATATTCGTTTAGGTATTTCATCAAGAGGGCTAGGTTCAGTTAAAGAATTGAATGATGGAACTGTAATGGTTCAGGAAGATTTTGAATTAGTAGGTTGGGATTTTGTTTCTAACCCATCAACACATGGAGCATTTATGGCACCTATGAATGAATCAAAGCATTGGAAGCAAGTAGCAGATGAGTGTGGTAAGTGGTGTAAGTCACAAGATTTAATGAGAGAAATTATAATAGAATTAAACTAACAAATATGAAATTAGTAAATTTGGTACCTGGAAAAGCTATTAATAATAAAGTGGTTAAAGAGGCATTAGATGATTTAGATACAACATTACCACAAGCGGTAAATAGATATTTGGATAAAATGGTATCTCAAATCAAAGGAATGAATCTTAATCGTAAAAAAGAAATTCTTGTATTAGCAAAAGTAATTGATGCTATGGGAATGGATAAAAACGAATTGATGAGATATATTCAAAAAATCAGAAAAAACGATATTTTAAATAAATAGTATATGATACGCTTAAAAGACCTATTAAAGGAAGAAGAAGAACTTCAGCAGTTAACAACTGAATTGAAAAAACATTTCTTAGAAATAATTTCAACATACGGTCAACATAGAGAAGGTATGACTAGAAAATCTGATATCAGACAAGTTGCAGAAACTTTAGGTGGTATTGCAGATGCTGCACAAGAATATACTTTAAGAGAGGGTGGAGATTGGTTTGATAGAGTTACGATTAAGCGTAATATGAGCGAATTAAAAAAATTACAATCTGCATTCGAAAAAGAATCATTAGAAGCAAAAGCACAAGAACAAAGATTGGAATCTCTATATGAAGATATGGGACATGTTTTGGGAAGATACTTTGAAATAGCAGATGTATCTGAGCAAGTTATGAAAAAAAGATTAGGATTACAAGAATGTAAAACTTGCAAAAAGTAAATTAAATGGAAGAATTAGCATCATTATTATTACAAAGTAGAACGCAAACTCATTCATTTCATTTAGGTGTTAAAGGAATAGGTTCTCATTCAGCGCATATTGCATTGGGTGAATATTACGATTCAATTAGTGGATTAATTGATGGGTTAGTAGAAGTGTATCAGGGTAAAGAAGGATTAATTCAATTATCAGGCATTGGAGTGTTAGATAAGAATAATGATATTAAAAATATTATTAAGTATTTTGAAACACTTTGTAATATGGTTGCAAAACTAAGAACAAATCCAAAATTACAAGATAGTTGGATTCAAAACGATATTGATACTGTTGTATCTTTATTATATAAAACTAAATATAAATTGGTAAATCATCAGTAATGCTGATAATTAATATCAAAAACGGAAATATAGAGGGTGCTTTAAAACAATATAAAAGAAAAGTTCAAAGCATCAAACAAATTGAAGAATTAAGAGAAAGACAAGTTTTTATTAAAGATTCAGTTAAAAAAAGGTTACAAAGAGAAGAAACTATAAGAAAAAATAAGTATAATTCCTAACTTTCTTTAGTTTTCTAAAAAAAATATATATTTATTCTCAAATATCCTATCTCATATAGGATTTATTAAAGGCAATAGTTGATTAATGAATACCCTTCTTTATAAGGTGTGACCGAACAATCAACATAATTCTATTGGAGTTTCCTACAAATAACTTCACAATCAAAACAAGGAAAAAAGCAAAATGGCAAATTCAAAATTATTGAAAGAAGCAATCGCCGATGCTAAAGCCGTTAAAGAAACTGCATTAGCAAACGCAAAAATCGCTTTGGAAGAGGCATTTACTCCAAGACTACAATCTATCTTAACACAAAAGTTGAGAGCAGAAGCAGAAATGGAAGATGATGCAACTGAAAAAGTGGATGAAGAATTAGACTCATCAAGCATTGGTAGTTCTACATCAACTCCTTCTTTAGATGCTGATACCGAATTTGAAGGCGGTTCAACTAAAACTACATCTGGTGAGCCAGGTGCACAAGTTGACGACTACAAAAAAGTAGCAGATATTAACGAAGAAGATGATATGGGAATGGGAATGGGAGATGAAGAATCTGAAAAGGATGCAGAAATCGCAGAATTAAAAGCGAGATTAGCAGAATTAGAAGGTGAAGAGTCTGAAGAAGATTCAATGGCTGGTATGGAAATGGGAACTGAAGAAGAAGACCCGTTTGCAGCAGCTGGAGATGATATGGGTTCAATGGACATGGGTTCTGATGACGAAGAGTCTGAAGATGATATGGACTTAGAATCTATTATCAGAGAGTTAGAAGCTCAATTAGGTGATGAAGAAGGTTCTGAAGAAGATGCAGCTAATGAAAATTACGCTGATGGTTCTGAAGCAGGTACTGACAAATCAGATACACCTAAAGTAGTTGTAACTAACGAAGAAGAAGAAACTGACAAAGAAGATGACAAAGTTATCGATTTAGAAGAAATTCTTCGTGAAATGGAAGCGGATATGACAGGTGATGACAAAGAAAAAGTTGAAGAAGGTGAAGAAGAAGATGCTGAAGAAATGAAAGCAGATTTACAAGAAGCTTACAAGACTATTAAATCATTACAAAGAACAATTAACGAAGTGAACTTATTGAACGCTAAGTTATTATTCGCAAACAAATTATTCAGAGCTCATAACATGACTAACGAACAGAAAGTTAAAGTTATCGAAACTTTGGATAGAACAAAATCAGTAAGAGAAGTTAAATTGGTTTACTCTACATTAGCAGAGAATTTCAAATACACTTCTTCTACATCAAAAGCTAACAAAAAATCAATCACAGAAGGTATCGCTAGCAAAGTAGTTAAATCTACTAAGCCAGCACAAGCAGCAGCTAAGCAAGTAATTGCTGAATCAGCTGACTTCTCTGCAAGATTTAAGAAATTAGCAGGTATTATTAAGTAATTAACAACAAAAAAAATAAATTCATTTAAAATGGACTTAAAAAAATTAATGACAGGTGCTAACCCACAAAGCATTATGCTTGAGCAAACTAGAGGTTTGAAAGCAAAGTGGGAAAAAACAGGTTTGTTAGAGAATTCTGGCACGGAAACAAATAAGCACGGTATGGCTGTGTTATTAGAAAACCAAGCTAAGCAATTATTGGATGAATCAACTAAGACAGGTGCTTCAGCAGGTTCTGAAGAGTGGGCTGGTGTAGCGTTACCTTTAGTAAGAAGAATCTTCGGTTCTATTGCAGCTAAAGAATTCGTTTCAGTTCAACCAATGAACTTACCTTCAGGTTTGATTTTCTACATGGATTTCAAATACTCAAATGCACAAGCAGGTAATCCAGATTTCTCTGGTTCTTCTTTGTTTGGTACAGGTGGTGAGTTTGGTAAAGATTCTTTATCTCCAGCAGGAAATAAATTAGGTTCTACTCAAGCTACAACTGGTGGTTTATACGGAGCAGGTCGTTTCGGATACACAATCAACGATACTTCAGTATCTTTGACTGCAACAGTTGCAACAGCATCTTGGGCAGATATTAACTTTGATGCTGATTTATCTGCTTCATTAGCTGCAGGTAAAATCAAAAAATTAACTGTAACAGCTCCAACTAATGCTGATTTAAACGGTGCAAGAGCATTCGAAATCGTTCAATCAGGTTCTGTAACAGCTAACAACTACTATCCTCAATACACTAAAATCAATGGTTCTACAATAGAATTCTATGGTACTGGTTCTGCAGGTGGTGTTGCTGAAGGTGCAGCTACTGTATCTTACCATGTACAACCACAAGCGGCTAACAGAGGTGATTTCGAAGATAGAACTGCTTATGGTAATGGATACAATACTGATTTAGGTATT